CCGGACCCGGTGCGCGTGGTCAGCACGTAGCCATAGGCCGGGCCGTTCGGCCGCGCGCCGAGGGCAACCACGAACCCGGCGTCGTCCTCGATCAGCGCCAGATCAGCCGGGCGCAGGCGACCGGCAAGATCGCGCCATGTCGCCTCGACCAAGCGTTGTGCGGGCAGCGGGCGCGGCGTGGTGTCCGGTGGCGTCCACGGCCCGACCACGGGGCGCAGGTAGGTCGTGGCCGCCATGCCGTCGAAGTCCTGCATCAGGGTCAGGGCCAGCGCGCCGTCGCTGCGCGTGCCCTCGTCCACCTCCAGCACCCGCACCGGCATGCGCACCACGCCCTTGCGCCGCCAGGACAGCGCCAGCACGTCGCCGCGCTTGATGCCCCACCAGCGCCGGTCGACGGTCAGCTTGATCCGCTGCAGCAGGCCGCTGGCGACGGCGGTTTCGCGCGCGGCCACGCGCTCGCACAGGCTGCGGTTCCACAGCCCCGGCAGCGAGCGGCGGTCGGCGACGACGCGGCCCTGCGCCTGGACGTTGGCCATGTTCTGGAAGGTGGCGGCGATTTCCAGGTTCGTCACGCAGTCGCGGCCAACCACGGTGACCTCGTTGGTGCTGCCGTCGAGCAACGGCGTCTGCCAGCCCTCCAGTTCGGTCACGCTGGTCTCGTCGAGCAGCGGCAGGTTCGCCGCGACGTAGTCGGGTCGGAACAACCGGTACACGAACTTGCCCAGCATCGGATCGAAGGCCCACAGGCCACCGACGTGGTTGTTGACCATCTGCAGGAAGTTGCCGATCGAGTCGCCGCGTCGCCAGCCCAGGCACAGGCCGAACTGTTCGTCGTGCAACTGCTGCGCCGCGCGCAGGAAGCTGTCGCCGTCGATCAGCGCCGGATCGAGGCCGACGCCCCAGACGGTGTCGGTCAGGCATTGGTAGTGGATGTGCGCGGCGTTCATGCCGCGACCTATGCGCGCCAGCGCCGGTTGCCACACCGGTGTCGACCAGCCCTGCACGAAGCGCCCCCAGCGCTTGGCCCACAGCTTGAGGTAGGGCGTCATCGCGCCGACCATGCCGCGATACAGCGTGGTGCACAGGCCACGCGCGGCCGGCCATGCCCCGGGCACCTGCTGCTGCAGATAGGGCACCGGCATCTGGTCCGCCTCGCCCATGCGGACCTGCAGCGTGCCGACCAGGCCGCCTTCCTTCTTGTCGCCGCCGAACAGGAACGGCAGGTTGATCGGAATCTCCCGGCTGCCGGACAGTTCGCCCTCGAAGACCGGTTCGCCGCCGACCCGGATGCCTGCGAGGTAATCGTTCGGCCCGATGCTCTCGCCCATGTACAGGTACATGTAGTGGCGGTAGCCGATCGTGGGCTTGCTGGACTTACCCATGGCGCACCGTCCGGGTGTCGCTGTGCAGGCGCGGGATCACGATCGGACGCCGTCGCCAGCGGCCACGCAGGCGTGCGACGGCATCAATGCCCCACAGCGCGTGGAAGGCGCCGGCCGCGATGCCGAACGCGCCGAACATGTGTTCGCCCACGACCCACAGCGCGACGCCGGACGCGACCGAGACACTGCAGGCGAAGGCGATCCAGATGCGATACGCCTCACGTCGCATTGCGTACCTCCTGTTCGCGCCGCGCGATCTCCAGGATGCGCATCACGAACGGATCGTCGTGCAGATCGGGACGGCAGTCGCTGACGATGCCGATGGTGGCGAGCGCGTGCAGGTCGATGTCGTGCTGCCGGCACCACGCGCGGATGCCGGGCGTACACAGGGGGCCGCTCGCGGAATCGATCGCGCGCACGTGGCGCAAGTGAATGACGAGCCCCGCCATCACTTGCCGCCCTTGGCCTTGATCGGCGTGGTGCGCAGGTCGCCATAGGCGAGGACGTTCGGGTCGTCCACCCAGACCTCGCCGAAGATCACCAGCACCTCCCTGCCCTCTTCGGCGGTCGGCACAGCGAAGTCGGCGAGCGCGGGCGGCTTGGTCGACTGCGGCTTGGGACGCATCGCGATGCTGAGCACGATGACGAGGATGAGGATGATGGCGTAGACCCACATGGGAAGATGTCCAGTCGGAGGTTCAGAAGACGGGGTCGCTGCCGAAGGGATTGCGCAGCCCCTTCAGGGTCGGCTGGCCGCCGTAGTTGAGGGTGTTGGCGAACTTGGCGCAGCCGCGCAGCCCCATCGTGCGATCGCAGCCGGGCAGCGCGACGACGTGTGCGCCGGGCGCGAGCGCTGCGGGTGTGAGCAGGCGCAACGTGGCGCCCGCGTGGCCGACGATGAAGCGCCGCTCGATACCCAGCGCGGACGTCCACTGCAGGACGCCGCCGTCGAAGTGGCCGTCGTCGAACGCGTCGAACGCGGCCGAGGCGACGGTGTAGCCGGTCGCGTCGCTCAGGATCGCCGCGACCGCATGCGCGTCAGGATCGGCGTTGCACAGGCCCGGCCCCTGGCTGTACAGCACCAGCGGGCAGTTCGACTGCCAACTGCGGCGAAGGCCGAGGGTCTCGACCGCAGCGGCGAGCGACTGGCAGCGCAGCTTCGCCACGCTGTGGGTCTCGTCGAGATCGGCGACGTGCCCGGTCCAGCCCAGGCGCACCAGGCCATCGCGTACGCGCACCCGCTTGAGGTCCAGCCGCAGGCGCAGGCCCGGCGGCACCGGACGAAACAGGTTGAGCAGCGGCAGGTCGAGCGGCGCGGTCACCTCCAGCGTGTTCTTCGCTTCTTCGGCCGACTGCGCGATGCGTCCGCGCGTCAGCGCCACGGGGAGGTAGCGTTGGCCCACGACGATGGCCTCGCGGCCGGCATCGGTATAACGCCAGTGGGTCAAGCCGATCGAGAAGTCGTAGAGCTCGATCTCGCGCGAGAGCAGGCTCATGGCTCCTCCTCGCCCACACTGGCGAAGGCCACGCCGCAATCCATCAGCCCTTCGCTGTCGGCATGGTGCTGCAGCTCGACGGTGTCACCAGCGAGCGTGACCAGCGCCATCCAGCACGCGAGCCGCACCCGTTCAGGTGCAACCATCACACCCAATGCCGCATCCAGTCTGAGGCGTTCGCCTCTGCCACTGTTCGTGCGTTCGATCTCGTCGGCAGCTTCAACTGCGCGGTAGAAGGTGCGGCCATCGATCAGTTCGATGCGCAGATGCCGGCGTCCGGCCTGCAGGCGCAGGCTGCGGGCGATCCCGGCCCAGGCGACGACGAGTGTGGTCGCGCTCTCGCCGATCGGTTCGAGCAGCTCGACATCGTCGGTCCAGGTCGGCAGCCACAGCCCCTCGGCGCGACCCTGCAGCCAGTACAGCAGGCTGCGGTGTGCGCCGCGCGCGGCGCGGCCGAACACACGCCACGCGTGCGACTGTGTCGTCCACGCGAGCCCCGACACGTCGTCGACGGCGGTGCGTCCGACTTCGCCGTCGAGCATCGTGGCGCGGCGCGCGAAGGTCGCGGTCGGCGCGTCGGACCAGTCCGGACGGTCCTCCAGCACCGGGAGACCGCGATAGCGCGCGGTCGGCGCGAGCGGCGGCCAGTCGCACGGTTCGGTGGCCTCGAAGCGCAGCCGCGTCTCGACCAGCCGGTCGCTGTGCCGACGCAGTTCGGGTGCGACACCAAGGCGCGCGGTGCGGCACGGGATCAGTCGGGTGCCGACCGGCCACGCCGCCTGCGTCGGCCCACGTAGTTCGATGCCCTGTGCAGTCAGCGACACGACTTCGACCAGTTCGTAGGTGGTCGCGTCGCGCAAGAGCATGGCAAGGCCGCCGACGACGAAGTCGAGTCCGCGGGTATCGACGTTGATCAACGTCGCTCCCGACGGCACGGACGTGCCCAGCCACGTCGTGTCGACGAACACCGGCAGCGCCCAGGTCCGCGCGCTCCAGTCGTACAGCGCGTTCTCGACGAGGCGTCGTTCCGTTCGATCGGCCAGCACACCGAACTCCCAGGTCCGCCGAGGCGCATCGCGCAGCGGCGTGCGCACCACCGCGCCGGCCAGCGTGGTCTGCACATCGGTCAGCCACGCCAGCGTCTCGCCGACCGGCTCGGACCAGTCCGGCTGCAGCGTCCATGCCTGCAAGCGCTGCCCGGTGAGGTTGAGCGACCACACCTCGCCGCTGGCGAACACGAACGCGAGCCGCGCATCGATCAGCGGCGGGCCCTCGTTGGCGACGGTCAGCGTCCAGATGCGCTCCTGCAGCGGCGCGAAGGCCACCGGCACGGTGTCCGGCGCGATGCCGATGCCGTCGCCGCCGTCGAGCACCAGCGCCGTCACCGTCGCCAGTCGCGTGCGCCAGGCATTCCAGACCGCGACCTCGCGCACGACCTGCGAGACCACATTGCCCAGCGAAAGATGCCGGGGCGTGAGATGGATGCGGTCGTAGTAGTCGTCGACGAACCGGTGGGCCATGCGTCCGGTCGCGGGCCACGGCGTCGCGGCGCCCTGCCGGAATGTCCCCGGCTGCGCGGTGAGCGTTGCACGCGCATGCGCGGCCGGCACGAACGCCACCTCGGTCAGCGCCCGCAATTCCGGCGAGAGCGCCGGTTCGTCCGCGCCGAACAGGCGCGTGGTGGGCGCGATGCCGATCAGCCCCGCCATCACGCGCCCTCGCGCAGTGCGACGCCGAAGGTGCCGCTGTGCTGCGCGCCGATCGCCCAGCCCGAGCCGTTGCGCTGGCTGGCGTTGACCGCGTGCAGCGGATAGACCCGCCAACGGTCGCCGCCGTAGACCAGCGGCACGGTCAGGTCGAGGTGATCGAGCCGGCAGTAGCGGGCGTGGGCGAGCGTGGCGACGATGGTCTGGCCCTGCGCCTGCCGCGCCATCAGCACCTCGATCGGCAGCAGCACGGTGGCCTGGTTGAACTGCGAGGGCAGCGCATGCAGCAGGCCGGCCTTGTGCGCGACGCCAAGCAGGTTGCCGGTGCCATTGCCGTAGGTCGTGCGCCACGCGGGTGCGCCTTCCAGTCCACAGTGGATGAAACTACTGTGGTAGGTGCCGGCGATGCTTGCGAAGAAGAACCCGAGCCCGAAGCCGTCGTGCGGCAACGCGCCGAGGTCACTGCCGTTGCTGGTGGCGAGGTAAACGGTGCAACGCGAGGACGCGCCGTTGACATCGCCGCAGAACGATCCCGAGCACCACAGGCCCGTGCCGCCGATCTGCGGCATGGTCGAGATGCCCAGATTGAGGTGCTGGTGACGGTCGACGTTGTAGCGCGCGACCAGATAGACCTCGGTGGCCTCGCCCGCCGCGTCGAAGACGTGCAGGGTGTACTCAAGCGGCCAGACGATGGGGGCGCTGACGACGCTCATCATCTTCACGGCATGCGAACAAGCATTGACGAGCGCGCCGCCGGTCTGCCCGCTGCCGGCCAGCAGGCGCAGTTCGGTCGCGCTGGCGGTGAACTGCACGAAGGCCGCGCCCCGGCTCAGGATGCCGCTGGCCAGCGTCCAGCCACGCGCGACCAGCGCGGCCTCGACTGCAGCTTTGAGCGCGGCGAAGCTGGCGGCGGTGCCGGCGAGCACGGCCATTACGACATCTCCAGCGCGATGTGATCGCGCCAGCCGGTGCGGGCGCCGTCCTGCAGCACCAAGAACGCCCGGCCGCCGACCGCGCCGATCGCCTCGACCGCCTGGCGCGCGCTCATGCCGGTCTGATCGACGACGGCGCTGCCTTCGAGCTGCAGCACGTTCTCGGATGCGTTGTTGTAGCCGGAGACGAAGCTCACGCCATCGAGCACGCCGTAGAGGTTGCCGGACGTCGGATAGGCATTGACGACGCTGTCGTAGGGACCCAGGCGCATGTCGTACAGTTCGAGCGGCTGCGGCTGGTGCAGGGAACCGGCTGGGACGAGGCAGCGGTTCCCTGCGCCGGTCGCGCCGACCGGTTCACCGGCGAGCGCATACGCGGTGACGACCGAGTTCGGGCCGTTGCCGAAGGGCGAGATCTGCACCTTCCTCCACGCGCCGGCCTGATCGCGCAAGTACAGGTGACCATCGTTGTAGCCGCTGTCGCTGCTGCCACGCACGCCCTTGTACGGAAACCAGTGCGGATCGCTGTAGCGACGCGCCTCGCGGCCATCGAAGTGGCCGGCCACCACCAGCGGCGAGGGATACTCGCCAGGTCGCGCATACGGCAGCGCCTTGCCGACGTAGACGTGGGCGTAGATCGGCGAGCCGACCTTGAACACGCCGACGATGCGGCGCGGGTTCGCGGTGAGGAACACCGTCACCGCCTGGTTGTGACAGGGCACGCCCGAAGTCTTGATGCCCGGCTGGGTCTCGAACGATGCGCCCGCGACGAAGCCGGTCATGGTCGCGGCAAGGACGTTGTAGTGGTCGGCCGCAAGATTCTGGTAGCACTTGAAGCCGACCGTGATCTGTTCGCTGCCGGTCGTACCGGTCGAACGCAGGATCAGTTCTCGCTCGGGCACGGCGGTGTCGTAGCGCAGCGTGGTCCAGCCCACCGACTCGGCGAGGGACTTGAGCGCAGCGAGTACGCGGTAGTGGGCATCCTCACCACTGCCCTTGACGAGGGTGTCGATGGTCCAGCTCATCGTGTCGCCCTCACCCGCCCACCTTCTGGCGCAGGAAGCTGCCGTTGCGATCGATGACGTTGAGCACGGTGGTCTCCATGGTGCGGCTGGTGGCGATGGACTGGGCGAGCGCATCGGTGTCGATGGCGTTGACCAGACGCAGGTTCAGTTGCGGAACGAGGCTGGCGGCGGCACGCGCGAGACCGCCTTCGGCGAAATTCACGCGCGGCGCGCGCGGCAGGGCGGCCGGCGGCGGCGCGGCCCCGGCGAAGCGGCGCGCATGCCAGGCGTCCAGCGCGGGCATGCCGCGCGCATTGAAGTCCTCCAGAAACGACAGCGCGCCGGGCTGGCGCACCACGGCGGCGCGGGTCACGAACTCGAAGTCCGACAGCCACGCGGGGATGCTGTCGCTGGTCGCCGTGCCCGGGCCGCGCACATGGCCACCCGTGGCATACCCGCCCCCGCCGTTGAACGTGACCTGCGCAATCAGACCGGCGATGGTCGCGCCCTGGGCAAGCGCACCGGCGATGAAGGGAATGTTCTGCGGAAATCCGTACTTGCTCGCCTCGGCGACGTTGTTCGCCAGCGCGATCGCGGCCTGGGCAATGGCGAACGCCTTGCTGAGCGCGAACAGGGCGCGGTAGGTCGCGCTCTGCTCGCCGCCGAAGGCCCGGGCGATCTCGGCCAGGCTGCCGAACGCCGACTCGGCCCCGGCGAGCAGCACCTGGGTCTGCGCGGCCTGCAACTGCGCCATCGCCGCCTGATGCTGGCGCTCGATGGCCTCTTCCTGCGCGTCCCACTGGCTGTTCAGGTCGGCGCGCTGCGAGCGGAACTGCGCGACCAGCGCGAGCTGTTCGGCATGCCATGCCTGCTGTCGCACGCGTGCCTGTTCGATGCGGGCCAGTTCATCCCCGCCCTCGCCGAGGTCCGGCCCACCGGGCACCGCGTCGGGCTTGCGGAACGCAGCGCGGGCCACGCGCGCCATCGCCGTGTCGTAGGCGTCCTTCGTGACGATGCCGTCGCGCAGCGCATCGTTGAGCAGCTTGACCTGCTCGGTCGCCGTCTCCAGCGCGACCTCGGCCGGCGTGCGCAACCCGTCGCGCAGGGCCCCGTATGCGCGCGTGGTCTTCTCAATCGCCAACTGGCGTTCGCGCTCGGCCTCCTGCGCGGCGCGCGCCTTGTCGAGGGCTTCGGCTTCGGCAATCAGCTGCGCCTTCAAGACCGGCGCGATCTTCGCCAGCGCGCCCTGCGTGGTCTCGTAGCGCAGGCGAGCGGCCTCGCCCGCCCGGGTCTGCCCGGCCTCGACCTCCGCCAGCAGCGCGATCTCGCGGCGCAGCGACTCCAGCTCGCGCTCGGCCGACTCGCGCGCACGATCGGCGTCGGTGGCCTTGGGCTTGGCGGCAGGCGGCCCCTGCGGCGCCTTGAACTGCTCGTCGATCTGCGCCCGGCGCCTGCGCTCGTAGGTCTCGACGGGTAGCCCCTCGACCGTCTGCACGCCACCGGCCCGCAGGGCGGCGATGTCGCGTTCGAGCGCACGCAGCTGCTGCGCCTTGGCGATGGCGCGGTCCTGGCCGAGCGCCGCCTGTGCGCGGCCGAGCGCATTGATCGCGGCGGTCTGCTTCGCCTGGCTCGCCGCCTGCGCGTCCGCCTTCGCTTGCTCGGCGTTGGCCTCGCGCTGCAGGGTCGCCTGCTCCTGGCGCAGGGCCCGGATGCGATTCTTGGTACCGGCATCGACCTCGGGGCTGGCGAGCGCAGCATCGAGCGACTTCAGGCCGCCCAGCTCGCGCCACTCGTTGCCGATCCGGTTCAGTTCGTCGGTCGTCTTCGACAGCCGAAACGCCACATCGTCGCGGCCGACGTTGCGGAGTGTGTTCCAGACCCCGCCGATCACCTTGCCGAGGTTGATCCACGCACGCTCCAGCGAGCCCGCGCGGGCATACGCCTCCTGCACGCGCTGCTCGTGGACGCGGGCGAACGTCTCGATCGCCAGCCGCGCGGCGTCCTGCGCCCTGCCCTGCGCCTCCAGCGCGCGGACGTACTGGTAGACCTCGACCGAGAGGAAGCGGTACTGCTGGTTGAGTTCGATTAGCTGCGCCGAGGGCGCCTTGGCGAGCGCGATGATCTTCTGCGTGCTCTCCTCGATCGACGCGCCGGTGAGCGTCGAGAGATCGACCGCCGCGCGGGCGGCCA